CGCACCGAGGAGGAATGTCAGGAAGGGCTCGAAAAAATCCGCGCGATCCGGAAGAAGATCAGCGAAGGTATGACAATCCACTGACTGACAGCACCAAGGAATGGCGGAAAAAAGAGCAAAATACCGCCTGTAATCAAAAAACGAGGCGAAAGGTATACCCCAGTATGGGTGAGGGTGAGAAAGTGGCTCAGAATGGAAATTAGAGCGTGGAAGAGAGGTCATTCAGGCTGGGAGCTTTTGAGTCTGGCTGAGGCGAGAACCCCGGACGCGATTATCGACACGCGCCGTGAAGTCAACAGACGGGATCATCCGCGTGGATGTGGGCAACACAAGCCACTACCGCACCACGTCCGATCGTTCCCGCTGGGTGGCGCTGATACGCGGCAAGGGTGAAGTCAGGGAGCTGGACGAGGAGGCTTTCCGCAAGACGCTGACGGGTTGGGACGAGCACGAGGGTGCGGCTCTCGAAATGGTTGAAAACATATTCGGTGAAAAAACTTATATTAAACACGTTAAATTCAATAAGGACGCTGGCACAGAAAGTAATAATAATAAAAACTAACGAAAGGGGCAGTGTAGTGAATGATTCGGCGGAAAGTTTAGAGCAACTTTTTTTAAAAGAGCGCATACGCCACAATGCAGAATATTTAGAGCGCAGAAGGGTGGAGCCACGCCTGGGCCTGTGCCTGTCATGCGGAGAAGTTAAGATACTGGACATGGAGGGTGCCATGGGTGAGTGCAGCGAATGTCTTTCGGGGCAAAAAACGTTTGAGGGCGATGTAACGCGAGTGTTGGTTGACGTCCTCCCCTCCCTGAAGGAAGGGGATTCCCGATATTGCTACCAGGAACTTTCTGCTTCACAGAAAACAGCCTATGTCTCAAAGAGACACGGGGCTTACATTCTCTCCACAGACTGTTGCGGCAAGCCCTGCCGCCAATATGTTTTTGGCCGCGTTTATGTCGCGGTCATGATGGGTGTTGCACTCAGGACACGTCCACTCTCTTTTGGAAAGTGGCATGGATTCTTCTACGTGTCCGCAGTTCGAGCAACGTTTGCTCGATGGGTACCATCGGTCTATCCCTATCAGCTCGCGCCCGTACCAGTGGGCTTTGTACTCAAGCTGTCGCAGAAATTCCGACCAGCTTGCGTCTGATATGGATTTTGATAGATGGCGGTTTTTCTGCATGTTCTTTACCGACAAGGTTTCAACCGCGATAGCTTGGCTCTCGCGTATCAAGCGGGTTGAAAGCTTATGCAGAAAATCCCTGCGTGTGTCTGCTATCTTTGCATGTAAACGCGCTACTTTCTTGCGTGCTTTGGCGCGGTTGTTTGAGCCTTTTTGCTTTTTGCTCAGGCGGCGCTGCAGCACACCCAGGCGCTTTTCATATCTGCGCAGGGTATTGGGTGCGGCAACCTTTTCGCCATTTGAAAGTACGGCGAAATGGCTCAAACCCAGGTCGATACCGACCTTGCTCTTGACCGCTGGCTTTGGCGCTACGCAGTCCTCGCACAGAAGCGATACGAAGTATCTGCCTGCAGGGTCTTTGCTTACGCTGACGGTAGATACCTTCGCCGCCTTGGGGATAGTGCGCGACCAGCGGATATTGAGCGGTTCTTTCATCTTTGCAAGATAGAGAACCTTACCGTCCCAGCGAAACGCGCTCGCAGCATAGGTCGCGCTCTGGCGTCCATGCTTGGACTTGAACGAAGGATACTGCGAGCGTTTTGCAAAGAAGTTATTGAACGCAGTCTGCAGGTGGCGAAGCGCCTGCTGGATCGGGACGGAAGACACTTCCCCAAGCCATGTGTACTGCGGATCTTTTTTGAGCGCAGTAAGTAAAGCAGATGTTTCGTGGTATCCAACCTTTTCACTGCGCTGAAACCATGCGTCAGTACGCACACGCAGCATGTAGTTATACACAAAGCGAGCACACCCGAACGTCTGTGCAAGAACCTTCTCTTGCTCAGGCGTTGGGTAGAATCGAAACTTATATGCTCGCTTGATATCCATGGTTTACATAGTATGATATTTATGTGTAAAATACAAGTGGTTGCTTGCGCAAACCCGAAAAACCATGACTGCATTCGCAGTCAGCGCCTTATATCCCGGCCCTGAAGGACCGGGTTTTACGGCGCGTGTCGATAACGACTGAGATAACCGGCGAGTGAAACGAGATGGAGGTGTCTAATGGGATATTGTGTTTGTGGAGAAAACAGCCCGATTTGTTTCTGTTCCGGGCAGAACGGGCGAGGCAAAAGCACGAAACAGTGGAAATATTTCGAGTTTGAGCAGTGCCCAAAGTGCGGCAACGATATTGATGTATTGACCGACGCACCAGCCGGATATGTACAGGACGGGGATGCTGTGCGGTGCGTCGATCTCAACTGCGGTTTCAGATCTAGTGTGTCTGTTGATGACGAAGAAATCTGGATTCAAGACGCATAACGACCATGTTAAGCGGTCGGTGGCTGATGGACGGAACACTAGAAGGCAGACGATGTATTCCATCCGCTTGAACTAATTGTTAGTTTGAGCTGCTGAGAAGAGGAGAATTACATGAGAAAAAGTTTGAGGGTGTTGGTCCTGCTTGTCTGAATGGCAAGTGTACAGAGGGTAAGTTGAGTTGCGGTAAGCCGCCGTGGAAAGGATAGAGGGATGAAGGGCATAAACGAGTTTAAAGTAGATGAATTAAAGCACTGGGATACAATTACAATGACAGATGATGGATGGAAATCAGCAAGACCGATAGGACTCGGCGGGATAAGACGTAGGCTTGCTAAGGCGTGGAAAGTCTTTACAGGCAAAGCTGATGTTCTGGTTTGGCACAACCAATAGCCGTGGAAAGGATAGATGGATGGCGCACATAGTTGAAAGTATTAGTCTTAGGGGATTGAGAAAAGCGCACCTTCGGCAGCTTGTGGCATACATACACACAAGAGACCTGGACAGATGGTACTACGGATCGAAAGACCAGTTTGAAAGACGCCACGTTGATTTGCTGAAGCTAGCGGACAGGCTTGAAGAAATAGCGAACGACAACGACGCAAGGCTGCCGAAAGGATGAAAAGCAATGAGACATAACAGACTACTTGTCCGGTTTGGCGACCGGGAAGAAACAATTTATAGCGCAGAATTGTATCTGTTACGCAAGATCGCAGAGACGAGCAGTGATATGTTGCAAGGGCGTGAGTGGCCCGAGTTCCGAGAAGCAAGTGGAGGGCAAGAAAAACTGGACAAAGCCCACGCGGATGCGCTGCGCGAATACGAACAATGGCTGGCTGAAAGAGGCGAAGAGTGATACGCAGATGGTATGAAATAACTTGTGATTATTGCGGTTGTGCATCTCATTATAAGGGCGCCGCAGCTGCGGCAAGCCTTGGAAAGGATAACCGATGCAATGCCCTCAATGTGAAAAAGAGACAGAGCATAGACACGTACACGACTGCATACATGGTCTACCCTACTGTCACATGGCGGATAGCGAGCGGTATGAGTGTCTTGTATGTGGTTATGCAGTTTATAAACACGTGGGAGAGCAGCAAGGATTAAAATACATCTTGGATTAACTGGAAAATACATATTGAGGAAATAAAGGAGACAATATGAATTGTCCAAAATGCGGGTCAAAGATTATTGAGAACGACAGAAACCCAAATGTGCATTACTCGAATCCACGAGAAATTTGCTGGCGGTGCGAAGCAGAGGAAAAAGCCCCGATAGGCGCCTGGCTGCAAAGAAAAGACGGATCATATTATCAAAAGTGGAAATGAGCACAAGCAAACTAACGATTGAGTTAAAGCGCCGAAGGAGGGGTGAGAAAATAGCTTGATTTAGCCTGAACAATCTTGCACAAATGCCTGAAATTTGGTAGTATTATTGGTGTGTGGCCCTTCTTCTCTTGGACATACACCTCCTTTCTTGCCCCCTCGAAAGAGGGGGACTTTTTAAGGGTTATTCGGGGAGGCGGGCACCGCATGTTTCCAACACCTCGCGGTATTCGGTGACGATCCCGTGGGGCTGCCGGAAGCGGTAAGCGACGTCCTGGATCGCAATCTTCCCGGCAAGGGGGAGAGCATCTATGCTCCTTGCGAATGACTTGCTATAAACCCCCCACTTTTCGGCCAGCCCATCTTTTGTGCCGCACTCAGCGACATCGGCTTCCAGGTTATGGGCGTGGAGCCCTTCAAGTTCAACGCCATTGAGCATGTCCATCAAAAAGAGCCATTCGTTTTCCGTGAACTCAGGCATGGCATCCTTTATCATGCAGTCCCAATCCCGGACGATGCCGGTCAGACGCCGGGAGAACGCTCCGGGTTCGTCGCACCCGATTATGGGCATGATTTCGTCGGATAAATAGATAGTTTTTCTGGGCATGTTATTTCTCCTATAAAAAGCCCCTCCGAAGAGGGGCGGTGTGGTTATTTTCTTGAATCAAGCTCAGATAGCAGCTCGTCCTTGTAGTAATTAGCATGCGTAATGTCCGCATAGTCGCGCCGCTCGGTAACGCTGTAATATACCCTGCCCCCGTCGTCTTCAGCTACGCGGAGAACAGTGTCCCCGTATACACGACTTACACGGTCAATGTCCTTCACGAAGCCCTGCAGTTCTTCTTCCGTCATACTTTTAAGTGTTGGTACTTCCATCATTCCTCCCTTTCCCTTTCGTTATGCCCCGACCGGAGCCGGGGCCATAAATGTTTTTAGATTAAAAGCAGTCGCTGACGTTAAAATCCTCACCAGCAGCTTCAAGCTCTTCATATTTTTCGTAAGCATCAACCCAAAGCTGATAGTCTTCGTCGCTGATGGTGGTGTCATTTTGCTTGGCCTCGTCAACAAAGCCATACTCGTTGACGAATGCGCCAAGCAAGCAGGTTTCTGAACCATACGCCAACTCGGCTTCTTTTTCTGATACAAGCTCAGCCAGGTCACTTACCTTTTTGGCCTGGTTTGCGGCCATGGTAAGACCCCATTCGCCATCGACAAACTCGCCGCTTGCGTCTAAGTAGATGGAAACATTTTCTTTGTCGTGGTGCAGAAAACAGGGGCCGGGGTAGTTGGCGTGGAGGGTAAATCTATCTGCTGCGATGATATCGTGTTTGGTGATTTCACCTGTTATATCAATCCCTCCGTTGCCATGGTCTACAACTCCTTCAATGCCATGCTTTTCTATTAAGCTAATCGCCTCTTTGCCCGTTACTGTCTGATTGTTTTTCATGACCTCTCTCCTTTCGCCTCATTCGGCGTCTCAGGTTGTGGGATCGGCTTATCCGTTCCCCTGACTTGTGTGTAATACTATCATACCATCATACATCGTCAAGCCCTAAAAATGCTACTCAGTGCTTTTTCTTCGCAAGTGCCCGTAAATCTGAAAGAAAAAAATGTAAAAATATTGATTGAGTTTCCACTGTGTAGTAAACTGTGTATATGGGGTACTCAATATGCAAAGGCAGTTTGGGCGTGTGCCGGGCTATAGATAGCGCGTGCAGCGTAGGACTGACTGAGCCGAGAATCCCGCGCGGCTTTGATATGCGCTGTCCAAAGATGGGCGGCAAAGGGAATAACTATCGAACAGAAGATTGCAGGCGCAGGCAGCGGAATGGCTGTCGATGTGCGATGAGGGTAAGAGATGGCGTTAACAAGTAAGCAGGAGAAATTTTGTCAAGGTGTAGCTGCGGGGATGAACAATTCCGAAGCGTACCGTTCTGCTTATGACACCCGAAAGATGAAGCCAGAGACCGTACAGAACAAGGCTTACGCCATGGCCAAGCGGGGCGAGATACAGGCGAGGATCGAGGAGTTACGCGAACCTATCATCAAGGATTGCCGAATCACGCTTGAGAGCCACCTGAAGAGGCTGGAAGAATTAGCGCGCAAGGCTGTAGAGGACGGGCAGGTAAGCGCGGCGGTTAAAGCGGAAGAGCTGCGCGGCAAAGCATGTGGTCTGTATGTCGAGAAGCGGGAAGTATCACAGAAGATCAACGTCAACGCCGACTTCTTCGGCATAGATGATGAGTGAAGCGCTCAATATAAGCTATAAAGCAACGCCGACGGCGCGGAAGTTCCATCGTTCAAGGGCAAGAGTGCGGGTCCTTATGGGCTGCATCGGGTCCGGAAAAAGCGTAGCATGTTGCTGGGAGATATTTCGTAGATGCTGTGAGCAAGAGCGCAATCAGCAAGGGCTCAGAAAGTCACGCTGGGCAATCGTAAGGAATACATACGGTGAGCT